TCGCAGGCTGTTCGGGATCGAGTCTAGTCCCTGTTTGCGCGAACTCTGACTTCAGCCTCGCAGGCTGTTCGGGATCGAGTCTAGTCCCTGTTTGCGCTAACTCTGGCTCCAGCCCAGTAGGCTGTTGGGGATCGAGTCCAGTCCCCATCGTTGTTGTACCCATATCAATTGATGTCATGGTGTAAGCAGTGTAAATTAATATTAATAATATATGTAATAAATTTATTTTTCAATTTTTTTATACTGATTAGTCGGTATAAAATAAAGAAAATGATAATATATATTAATCTGAATCAATAAATAAAGATCCGTCTTCGTCTTCATCGTCTGAATCAATGAAATTCGATACTTCTTTAGTTTGTTTTTCAGCAATTTGTTTACTTTCTTTTCTTGGTTCTTCGGTAATTACTCCTTCTTTATAATTAAAAGTTGTAATATTGTCTACATTAGTAATTTTTTTATAATATGTTTTTCTTGTATATCCTTGATTTGTAAATGTTTTAAGACTATCAACAATATCAATAATCAATGGTTGAGCTAAATAATTTCCTTTTTGATTTCTTAATATTCTTCCAACTGATTGTTCAACATTTCTTCTTGATGTTGCAAGTATTACTGTATTTAATGAACTGATATCTAATGCTTCAGAGCTCATATTATAAGTTGAAAATATAATATCTGCTTCTTCTGCGATATCTAAATTTTTTTGTTTCATGCCTCCAATATATTTACTTGTTGTGCCACAATCAAGGTTATCTACTTTTTGTTTCATAAATTCTAAATGATCAAGTCTATCACTTAAAATTAATATTTTTCTAACTGGATTTTCTCTACATTCCTTGATTAATCCAACAATAAAATCATTACGTTCAACAATTTCAATAAGATTAGATATCATAGTAGGTACTTGAGCTTCTTTTGTATATTTATTTAAAACAATTGCAAAATTTTTATGTTTTATAGTAAATTTATAAATACTAACAAATATTTCCTGATTAATCTGCGGTTCTTCATAATATAACATTTTCCCAATATGATATTCTAAAACACAATCTAATTTATCAGCACGTTTTGGTGTGCCAGATAATCCAATCATATAAGGTACACTAATTTTTTGTAATATTTGTGAAAACTTTTCCGCACTTAAATGATGACACTCGTCGAAAATAATAGTACCAATATCATCAAATAAATCGTCTGGATAATCATCTTTTAAACTTAAACTTTGTAACATTCCAATTACAATATCCTTATCATGAACGTCTGTAACAGTTCCTTGTACTATTCCAACACGTGCTTTAGGTAAGAATTGTTCAATACGATTTTTCCATTGATTTAATAGAAATGTTTTATGTACAATTACTAATGTTTTTTTTCCCAAATCACTAATTAATTTACATGCAATAACTGTCTTACCACGTCCAGGAGGTAAACTAATGGTACCGCCTTCTTGATTTTTGATTTTGGGAATAACGTTTTTAATAACGTCTTTTTGATAATCATGTAATATGCCTGTAAATTTTAATTTAATCTTTGCTCCTTTCAAAAATGCATTTCTTTTAGGCTGTCCGAATTTTTGATATCCATAAAATTTTGGAATACATATTTTTTCGTCATTTTCTTGATATATTTTAAAACTTTTTGCAGAGTCCGCTCTAGAACCTTGGATGAATGGTTTTACTTTCAAGTCTTTTTTAAGCTCTTTCAATAATATTTCTGAGATATTTTTTTTTGTTATAATATAGCCTTGATTGCATATAACTGAATCCATTTATAATTAATAAAATAATTATACTTTAAATATTTATTTTTCAATTTATTAATTTAGTTTTGATGTTGATTTTCATATTTTAAAAATATAAATATATATATATATAGCATGAATAATTTGTTAGAAAACCAATACGTGTCTACAACATTAGCAGTATTTTTAGTTTTATATGGTGGACTTGCAGCACCAATACTACCACCAACATTTGTAAATTTGTTTACAAATCCATTTTTTAGAATGTTTATTATTTTTTTAATAGCATATACATCATCTAAAAATCATTCAATTGCATTAATTGCAACAATTGTATTAGTTCTATTAATGCAGTCATCAACTGAGGAAGAACAATTAATATTGATAGATGAAACTGGAAATAATAGTAAACATATTCATAAACATAGACGTGCACATAAATTTATGATGGATGAGGAACTCGCAAAGGGTGATAATAAAAGAACAAACATATTAAAGAATTCAGTTGTAACAGAAGATCATTTAGTTAATGCAGTTATTAATAGTGAAATAGATGCTTTACAATCAAATGAGGTAGTTCATGAAGACGAGGAAGGTAATTTACAAACAGAGATAGTAAATATAGAAGAAGAATTAAGAAAAGAGCCAGAAGTAGTTCAAACTCAAGAAGGAATTCCGGGTCCTGTAGATAATAATAAATTTTCAAATGTAGAATTGGCACAAGAGGTGCAAGAAACCCCTATAGAAGATCAAATTATTAAAACAAATAATATCCCACCAAATGATTCAAATATAAGAAGTACAAGAGGTTTAAGTACGGATCCTTCAGAATGTTTAACATGTGATACCAAAATTCAAGAATATAAAATTAATACTAATCAGTTAATATTACCATTTAGTAAAAATGGACATTTTAATTATAATAACATGTAAGTATATTTATCTACATATATATATGGATAAATTATATTTAGTAGGTGCGACACTTGTAATATTATTTTTTTTAATGAATAAAAATATAGAAAATTTTACTTTGAATTTTCCAGAAAATAGTTTAAAATGTAAATGCGATATGGATGATTCTGATAATGAAGATGACAATTTAGAAAATAATATAGAAAATAACAATTTAGTAGAAAAGTTTTCAAATTACAATAATTCAAAAATAGAAATGCCTAAAAAACTAGATCGTATATATAATATACACGATATTCCTTATAATGAATCAGCTAGTAGTTATTATGAAAATAAATATTATTATCCTATAAAACCTTTAAATAATGAAGTTCTATTTGAGGCTTCCAATAGTGATAAATATAAAAATATAGGTACAAATAATGATAAATTATTAAATAATTATAACAATAATAATATAGAATCTTACAATTATATTTTTGGAATAAATTATGAAAAGAATGATATTCCAAATTAAATATCTTTAAATATTATATGAAATATCCTATAATATTCAAAGAAATTGAAGAATTAGGTTTAGATAAAATCTATGATTTAACAGGAATTATGAATCAATACGGCGGTAAAGATTTAGATTCAGAATCCGAGTCTAAAATATTAGAAGAATCCGAGTCTAAAACATTAGAAGAACCCGATTTTGAAAAATATTGTGAAAACTATCAGAAATTGCCTCATATTCTACCACCAAGAAAAAGAATTATATGTTTAGGAGATTTGCATGGAGATTATAAATTAACTATAGATTGTTTAAAATTAGCAAAAGTTATTAACGATGAACTCGAATGGGTAGCAGATCCGAAAGATACTGCTATTGTACAAATTGGTGACCAAATAGATAGATGTAGGCCAGAAGGGAAGGGCACATGTGCAAAAGAAGGTACAACACCAGACGACGAAGGTTCTGATATTAAAATAATGGAATTTTTAACTGATTTACATAAAAAAGCAAGTAAAGTGGGAGGTGCTGTATTTTCTTTATTAGGAAATCATGAAATTTTAAATGTTGATGGGAAAATGGATTATGTATCATATGAAGGATTAAAACAGTTTGAAGGTGAAATTAATCCTGAAACAAAAGAAAAATTTAAATCAGGTAAAGAAGCGAGAAAATATTTTTTCAAACGTGGTAATAAATATGCGAATTTTATGGCATGTACTAGACAAACTGCTATGATTATTGGAAGTAATATTTTTGTCCATGCAACAATCATGCCAGAATTAGCGGAAAAATTTAAAGTAGAAGATTTGAATATTCTTATAAGAAAATGGTTATTAAATTTAATAAATACTACTGATAAAGTAGAAGGGATCGGTAATATTGGAGATATATTACTTAATTATAATATATCACCATTTTGGCCAAGAATGTTAGGCAATTTACCACCAAATATTGCATTAAATGATAATGAAGACTGTCAACAATATCTTTTAAAAACACTTGAATTATATGAATGTAATAATATGATTGTTGGACATACCCCACAGGCATTCGCAAAAGATAAAGCAGGCATTAATGCTACATGTAGAGATAAAACAAAGGATGGAGTAAATAAAGGGGTTTGGAGAGTGGATGTAGGCTCTTCTACCGGGTTTGATAATTTTAAAACAAATAAGAAACATAAAGAAAATAGTAGAGCCCAAGTATTAGAAATTTTAAACGACAATACCTTTAAAGTATTAGGTTAATCTGATCTTTTAGTATTAAATGATCCACATTCTTGACATTTATGTGCAACTATATGGAAACTTGTCTCACTGTTTTTATTACAATCATTGCATAGAATTTTAATATTATATTTTAAATCATCCGGCATTGGTGTATTATTAATTTCATTTTCTAAATAACTAAATAACGTTTTACAATCAATACTTGATTTACTACATAATGGACATCGAATGCTTGACATTGTATTCTGATTCAATAAATCTATAAAACAGTCATTATGTATAGTATGACCGCATTTTAATATATTTACATTCTTCACAGAATTAAATATTGATTCACAGCATATTGGACATCTATTATGAAAAGAATTTTTAATACAGACATGATTATTTTTTAAACTAACGTTTATGCATGAGTTGCATGTATCGCAATGAAAATGATTTTCTTTTCCGCCGACTCTACATATTCCACATTTATCACAATGAAATTGTTGTTTTGTAATATCATCGTCAAAAAGATTACATATATTACAAAAATATTTACCAAATTGAGTATCACATTTTGTACATTTATTACTTACTTTCTGGTGTTCATCGCAATTTATACATATAATTTCATCAATTGTATGCCGATCAAGTGTATGGATATTCTTTTCTGTTTCAAAACATTCATCGTGGCATAAGCGACATGTAAATACTTTGTCGCAACATTTTGTGATAAATTTGCATTTTCTTTTATAATGATTACAACCATAATCCATTTATTAAATAATAAATATATCTATTTATATATGATACTAATCGCATTATATATATTGTATATGTTTCAATTTTTCAAAACATCTATATCATTTAATCATCCATTAGAATTTTATATATTAGATAATGTAAGTAATTACTATAATCATCCTATAAGTACAACAGATTATGAATCAAAAATATGTTCTTTTGGAAAAGATATCATTTGGTTATTAGTAATTTATTTACTTTATAAGTCATATTATGGAACTAATAAAACTATAAATCGAATTGTGATATTTATCACTTTTATATTATCACTTATGAACTTCAATGCAGTATTATATCTAATACCGTACTTTATTAGTGAAATTATTTAATAACATCTTATTATATCATTAAATAATTTATTTGTTTAACATTGTTTTTGTTTTCTTTAATGCATCAATGTATGTGATATCTCCCCCCTTTTCATAAGGTTTACCAATTGCCTTTGCAATATATGTACCTAATTTTTTCATAGCAGCAGGATAATTAATACTGTCTTTAACAACAATCATTTTAATTACTTCTACCATTAGTGCGGCATGTGCTGGAGCCGATCTTTTTGCTTTCTTAGATCCTTTCTTGGAAGTTTTTTTAGATGATTTCTTGGAAGTTTTTTTAGATGATTTCTTGGAAGCTTTTTTAGATGATTTCTTGGAAGTTTTTTTAGATGATTTCTTGGAAGCTTTTTTAACTCTCTTGGCTTTACTTCCTTTTTTAGATGATTTCTTGGAAGCTTTTTTAACACCAGTCATTTTTTTGCTTCCTTTCTTGGAGGCTTTTTTACCACCAGTCATTTTTTTGCTTCCTTTCTTGGAAGCCTTTTTAGAAGATTTCTTGGAAGCCTTTTTAGAAGATTTCTTGGAAGTCTTTTTAGAAGCTTTCTTGGAAGTCTTTTTAGAAGCTTTCTTTACTCTCTTTGCCTTTTTAGAAGATTTCTTGGAAGCCTTTTTAGAAGATTTCTTGGAAGCCTTTTTAGAAGATTTCTTGGAAGCCTTTTTAGAAGGTTTCTTTGCTGCGCCATCTTCGGTAACATCAACTTTTTTAGATTTTTTCATTCTTTTACCCCCTGCTTGTGCTTGTGTTGGTGTAGCAAAGATTTCTCTTAGTTTATCTTCTAAGGCAGCTGTTGTTGTTGATGAAGGAGATGCTTCATGATCATTTCCACCTTTTTGTGGAACATCGACAACTGATAACCATTGAGGCAAAGATGCTGTAGAAACTGATTCTGTATCTAGAAATTCGGACACATTACCATTTACTTTCTTGTTTTTAAGGAAAATATTGGACATTTTATATAATATATATATATATTATTTTTATCATTCTAAACAAATAAAATTGATTTATTAAAGTTATTTAAACATAACTATATTATTTTAAATAAACATGGGAGTTCCCGGATTCTTCTTATGGTTCTTAAAAAAATACAAAAATAAAAAGTTTGTATTAAAGAAAGATGATATGCAATCAAATCCGATAGATTCACTACTAATTGATACAAATTGCTTATTACATCCACAATGTTTTAAAATTTTAGCAGAAAATCCTACATTAAATGATAATAAAGAAATGGAGCGGAAGATGAGTAATGCATGTATTGAATATTTAAAATATATAATTGAGTATGTAGATCCGAAGAAAGAAATATATATTGCGATTGATGGAGTTGCTCCAACTGCAAAGATTAAACAGCAGCGTCAGCGTAGATTTAAATCAGTAAATGATAGAACATTATTTGATAAAATCAAAAAGAAACATAATAAAGAGATTACAACATATTGGAATAATTCTGCAATTACGCCGGGTACTAAATTTATGGAAATCTTAACCCAAAAGATAATAGAATTTTGTAAAACAAGTAAATATAAAGCAAAAATTTATTTTTCTACTGCAAATTCACCTGGGGAAGGTGAACATAAATTATTACAACATATAAGAGATTGTAATAATAATTATAATTATGTTATTTATGGATTAGATGCAGATTTGATTTTCTTATCATTGGCTTCAAATAAGGATAATATTCACTTATTGAGAGAGGCGCAGGAAATTGGAGGGGAAAAAACGAACGAAGTCATATTAAATTATGTAAGTATAGATGTATTAAAAGAATGTATAATGGAAGAACTAAATGATATATTATATGATGAAGTAATTGAAAGAAAATTAGATCAAGAAAAAATTATGCGAGATTTTATATTTATATGCTATTTTTTAGGAAATGATTTTTTACCACATATACCATCAGTTGATATAAAATGTTATGATAAGAAATGTACGAATGGATTAGATCTATTATTACAAGCATATGCAACTACATATGATAATCATGAAGATTATTTGATATCAATAAATAATAATAATGAAATAACATATAATATTGTATTTTTGCAGATGTTTGTAGAATATCTGGCATCATTTGAAGAGGAATTTTTTATGAATATGTATAAATCAAAAAAACATTTTAGGAAAAATGATAATGAAGATGCATATGAAAGAGAAAAGACAAAGATAGAAAATCTTCAGTTTAAAATCGAGGATGATATTGAATTAGGAAAAGATACAAGTGATGAATATAAATTTAGATATTATAAAAAATATTATCATACAGAAATAAATCAAAGTAGAATAGTAAAAAATGCATCATATAAATATTTAGAAGGTCTATTGTGGGTTGCAAATTATTATTTTAGCAAATGTCCTTCATGGGATTGGTATTATCCATATGATCATGCGCCATTTATAAGTGATTTAGCTGATAATTTTAAAAGATTTAATATAGATAATATTAAGTTTAATTTAGGTGAACCATTAAAACCTATCGAGCAAATATTATGTGTATTGCCACAACAGTCAAGTTATTTGGTACCAAACGAGGTAAAAGAACTTATGACTAATAATAAATCTCCATTAATACATTTATATCCACTTGATTTTCAAATAGATTTATTATACAAAACTAAATATTGGCAGGGTATTGCAATATTGCCAGATTTAGATATTAAGTTGGTTAAGGATACATTACATAAAGATTATAAAAGTTTATATTCAAGTAATAAAGAAACGGGAGTATTTGAGTTCTAAAAATGTTAAAAGGTGTAATTAAAATTAATTAAAATAAAGTTAATATATGATTCTTATTTTTATTTTCTTTTTATAGATTAAATGACTAAGAAATTTGTAAATTTGCCTCAGAATTATAAAAAATTATTAGAGGATATTAAAATGTTATTTAATAAAAACAATTTAGAGGAACTATCCAATAATAATATAAAATATAAAGATTTGATTAAATTATATAATAAAATAGAGGTATTATGTACTGAAAATAGTTGTAATACATATGATTTAAATAGATTGATAAATAATTATGATAAAAAGAATTCAATAACAGAAATTTTAAAAAGAATTGCAACATTAAGAAATAAGTACATTGTACTTTATGCAAAGGAATCAGATTTATGGAATAAAAATCTAATAGATATAAAAAATAAATATAAAAAAAAATATAATAAAAATATAACTATTGAAAATGTAGAATATGCTTTTGTTAAAATTTTAAAAACTTATAAATATGATTGGGATGGTCTATGGGCTATAATAAATGTAGATAAAAGTTGTAATACAAAGAGTATAAGTTTATTTGATCTAGATGATTATGAAAATATATTTAAAATATTAAATGAATTACCAAAAAAGTAATTATGTTTTTGGTCGTAATCTCTCAAAAAAAGGATCTGTTTTTAATATTTGATCGGGTATCATATATTCTTCCTCTACTAATAAACGTCCTCTTTCTGCAACATTTGGTCCTTCTTTATATATATCAGGAACAACCCTTTTCATAAAATCTTTAACTTGTTTACTAATTTCAGGAGCATCCCATAATTCAGGGAAAAATCCTTTTCTTACTAATGTATTTAAAAAATAATGAATATCATAATATCTATTTTTTCTACAATTAACATTTATTTTATCTGTCCAATCTGCATTTACTTTTGTATTATCTACAACCCCATCAATGCATGCAAAATCAAAATCCCATAATTTAACTTGGACTCCGATATTAGGTAAAATATAAATTTGATTATTAATTTTATATTTAAATTTATTATTCTTATTTCTGCTTTCAATCTTTTGAATTAATATATTATTTGCTTTCAAATCATTATGCCTAAATCCGGGATATTTCTCTTGAATTACCGCCAATGCTGATATTATTTGAAATAATATCACTCTCCAATCCTTTAATGCCATCGTTTTATAATTAAGTCTAATATATTCTAAGAAATCGCCACCATCTGCCCACTCACTAATTAAAACAGAAACTTCATTATGCAAGTCACCTTTTTTATATCTCTTAATAAATTGCCCATACTTTTTATTATCAACAATTCCATTCTTCCCTAATGATAAAAATGGTCTTATACTTGTATTAAATGACCCAATTGGTAAAACTAAATGGGGACTTTGATTATTTATTACAAAATAACTTAACACTTTTAACATCATAACTTCTGCATTTTCGGGTCTACTAATATCATTTATATCACCATAATTTTCACGTTTTGGATATGCTACTATTTTAACCGCAAAATTTGGCTCATCCGCTTTATCTGGGTTAAACCCTCTAAATGTATGGCCAGTTGTCCCACTTTTAACATAAACTAATTTACCACCTATTTGATTAATAACATCTCCAAAATCTAAAGTTTTTTTATTCAAAACCTGTCTAATATCCTTATCTTTATTAATATTAATGAATGCTTCTGTTTCATTACTATCAAGATCTATTAATGATTTTAAATGATTACCATTGAGTATATCTTTAATTTTATTTGTTCTATCATGATTATAGTAACTCATATAGTATATATCTAAAAATTAAATTTAATATATTTTTAAATGTATTTAAATTATTTTTAAATAAGCTTTAACTTTATTTACAAAGGAGTTATTTTTTAACATTTTTCCAGATTCCAAATCATTTATTATATTTTTTTTAACACATAATTTATTTGCTAAATCTTGCTGTGTTATTTTTTGAATGGTTCTTGCCTGTTGAATTTGTTTACCTATTGATTTTGATACATATACTGTTTTCATATCTTCACTTTCTTCAACTTTCCTAGCATTAATCTTTCCTATTGAATTACTATTTGGATTTATTTTTACTATCTGCTTTTTATCTACTATAGTTTTTTTTGCTTTTGAACTTTTTAAAATTATTGGATTCCAATCTTGATGGTCCATATATTATATATTCTTTAAATATATAATATATATACTTAAGTGCATATTTATGATCCATATTTTGTAAATAATTCCATAGATAGATTTATATAATGTTGCATTGCCGCATTTTTTTCAATTCCTTTAACTGAATTCCATGCGTTCCATTTTGCCGTATTTTTAAAATTAAACATTGATGGTTGTTCAGTATTATTGTCGCCAAATTTTGATTGTTTGTAATATTTATAAACATCTAATAATTCATTATCTTCAGGTGTTTTCTTTAGTTTATTAATTATATCTACTGATATTTCGAAATTTGCATTTAATACATCCATTAAAATTTAATATATGTATTTTTTTAAACCCTTTATGATTTAAAAAAAATGCAAAATTAATTATGTTGAAGTAATAATCTGGTTATAAAATAAATAAAAATAGATAAAACTATAGATAAAATTTGAATATTAATAATAGATTTATTTTCACCACAGCCAAAATTTTTAAATAAACATTTATCTTCTTCATAATAAAATAGGAATTCTGGTTTGATTAAATATATCAAAATCATAATAATTAAATATACATAAAATGAATTTAAAATACATTCATTCATCAATTATATATTACATATCAAAAAAACTTTCTGCTTCTTCTGTATTAATATCATTATATGTCATTTCTTCTTCATTATTATCAGGCAATATCGTATTATTCATTTTCTTCATTTCATTATCATTCTTATTTTTCTTTTTTTCTATTAATTTATTAGATAATGATTCTGTAAATAAATATTCTGCATCATTGTTATAATAATTACTTCCAGGCAAATGTTCTCCTTTTATTCCAACTAAATTTAATGTATTTAAATGCAAACTTTCATTATCTACCTTCCTAATAGACAATACCTCTACATCAATAACTACATGATTATCTTTTTTATTTTTAAACTCCTGTCTGGCATATTTATAATTTTTAGTACTACTTATTTTATACTCACAAATCATATTGAAATTTACTAATACTTCTTCTTCAACTTCCATTTTACCCATATCCTCTAATTTTACTAATACTAATTTATGACCATTTGGTAAATTTGTATTTATTGATTCCATTATAAAACTAGTAATCGGCTTTAACTTAATTTTTGTCATCATTGATTTTGTTATAGGTCTATTTGCATAATTAAATGTATGATATGTAACATCACCTTCATTCCCCTTTTTTTTTACATCTAATAATACTTTTTTTAATATATCAAGTCTATTATCATCAAGTGTATCTTCAACATTATTAACTTTTATCCCAACTTGGCTAGAAATAGGATAATATGGGCTAAATATCACTTCAAAATGTTCCTGTTTATAATATTTTTTAAAATATATGAAAACAATAATAAGGAGCAATATACTTATAATTAAATTATCTTTATTTTTAAACATATATATATAATAGTTAAATTATTTTTGGTTTACATCCGTGAAGTTAATTTATATATATATTCTAATTTCTAAAATATTTAATTTAATATTAAATTAAAACTATCAACCTTCTACCTCATCTTCTTGATCTATCTCAAATGCTTCTTGACCTGTCTCAAATGCATCGTCGAAAGACCATTCGTCATTATCTAGATTATTATTTTCTGCAATTTCCTTTTCATCTTCCGTTAGAAGATTATTTGCATTTTCTAATACAGTATCAGAAAACTCTTCTACTACACTATCTCTTACTTCCTGTAGTAATTCCATATCAATTATATAATTATAACGTATCAAATCAAATTGAGTATATTGACTAAAATTAATATTATGAAAATAACTAGTAAGAGATAATATCATCATGATAATATGAAGTTTAATATATTTATTTGAATTTAATTGGATTAATAGTAATAATTGTGAATATAAATATTCAGTTAATTTATTATAAGATGCTGTTAATTTAATCATATCATATTTCGTTATATTAACTAAATCTATTACATCATTGATTTTTATTATTTCAAATTTTAACATTAATTCCATATCTTCAAATACTGTGATATTGTCTTGTTTTATATTTATTACATCTATCTTATTCATATAATATTTTAATATGGGATGACTTGTGCTGCTATTTAATCTGTAACTTATTTTACTTATAAAAACTTTAAACTGTCTGATATAGTCTTTTAAATTATTAATACTATTTCTTAATTCATTTGTTAGATCTTTTTTAGAATTAAATGAATATATGTTTTTTTTAAATCCAAGTGTTTCTAACATTTCTGATATTGATGGAATATAGTTGATATATATACCTAAACTAGACATGTCAATGTGTTTTTTAGATGATAATGTATATCCCATATAATGTAGAGTATTGAAACGGAATATAAGTTTAACATCATTATGTGCATCATATATTTCATATATTTTTATTTTATTTTCAGTTTTAATAATAACTTTATCATCATTTGTCATTAAATATAAAGATTTTTGTAATGGATTGCCTAAATAATCATGATTAAGTTCAAATTTTGATGATCTAATATTATAGATTTTTTTATATATTGTTATGTCATCTCCTGCAGATATTTTAATTTCATTCAATATTTTATCTAAGCTATTTTTTGATAATGAAATATTATTATATTTTTGTTTTAATTTATTGAAAGTATTATCAACTTTTATGAGTTTTTTCTTATTATTTTTTTCTATTTCAATATATTTAAGCATATTCGTATAATATTTACTATCAAATTTAGATGCTTCTTCTTCTGTAATTTTAAATCGTCTAATAATACCTTTATCATTATATATTCTAGCTAATTGAATAAGATTATTTTTAACATATTTCTTATTTATTTCATTTATATCATTTTTTAATATGGAATTTGTATCACGCATTTGCATTTTTAAATTTATTTCATACAAGTTATATTTGAATTTATACTGTGTTATTGTATCTTTGAAGATTGTAAATTCTGGTATAAGTATTGATTTAATACTATTCTTTAATATTTGAATTTTATTTGTGGTATTATTAATAATTAATTTTTTATTTTCTCTTAATTCTATTGTTTTTAATATATCATCATTTTTAAACAATGTGTTTATTTTATTAATAACCTTTGAAGCTAAAATTTCATATAAATAATTTTTATTATCAGACGCATAAACTTCCATTAAACTATTAGTTAAATCAACAATTGTATGTATAATTTGTCTTTGAGTAATTGATATATTTTTATCGACAGTCTCGAGCGTATACCAAATATTATACTTTGATATCATACATGATGTATAATAGAGAATATAACACATTGTATTTAATGATGTAATATTCATTACATCATCTGAATTATTGAATTTTAATTTTAAATTTTTAAATATCATGTTTTTAAATTTTGTAAATAAAAGATAATTACATGTTTTATTAAATTCAAACATATTTACTTGAGAATCATTTAAATCTAATATCATGAAAAATAAAATATAAGCAATGATATTATTTCTTTTCATATTTTTATATTTATCTGTTTCTGCACTAGTCGTAACAAAAATATCATTTGATAAAGGGAATATAAAAAATAATGTGAAATCAGAAGATATACCATATTTTTGAAATGCTTTAATCTCGCGATCTCTACTATTCATATTTTTAACTCTTAGTGTTTTATCATGTATATTAATCACATCAATTACCTGTTTAATAATATCCTGCCTTCTTAATTTATAAATCTGATCATTCCCAATATAATAAACAAAATTATTTATTTGAGCCAACCTTTCTACCAATTTATCCATATGTTTTATTAAACTAGAATATTTTGTATATTCTTTAATTTCACTTAATTTCTGACTTGTTGATAGAATTAAATCAATACCACTTGTTCCTCCATCATATGGATTTGCTAAATAATTTTGGATATCAAGATATTGTTTACAACTTTTGCATATATACTCACTCTCATCATTTTGAATTACATACTTTTTTATAAATCCATAGATATGTTCTGAATGTTTATTAGGATCTTTACTACGCATTTTTGATAAATAACTCCAATCTATTATGTGCTGACAATATGAAATTTCCTCTCCTAGATCAATATAATCATCATCTTTTTTATATGGAATTATAAATACTGGAACTTCTTTTGTTACATGTTTAATTTCAGGCAATTTATATATTTTACCAATTATCCCGTATATATTATTTTCACATTCATCTTCAACTGATGTAACAATTGGGAGTAGATTATTAATTTTATTTTTTATGTTCATGTCATATTGTGAATATTTCTTTATTTTTAAAAATTTATCTTGATAATAATTATTAATATAATTAGAATTATATAAATCAAGTTTATTATAAGTATTCAATTTATTTATAATTTTATTATAAATTGTATTTAAAGCAAAATCATATAATTTTGCCATTAAAATATTCGTTAGATCAATATTAACATCGTCGTGCTCATATGTATCCTGTGTAAATTTATCCTTTGCCAAGTCAAAAATCCAATAATAATTTTTATCATTCTTATCATTAATTTTATTATTTAATACTTCTAATGCAGAATCATACCCATTCTGATTAATTTTACGGATATCCGTTAAATCTTTTAGTTCTAACGAATTAACATTTGAATTTCTATCTAATATTAATATACCTACAATTTTTGAATTTTCATTTTTACTAATTGTACGGGTTTCTAATTTTATATTTTTACTTACTAATGTTTTATCTTCTAAACTTTCAATTCCAGCATATCTAACAACTGTTAATGTTCTCTTTTGAGTTTTTCTAGTATCATATATAAATCCATTTTTCTTAAAATCCTTAAAATTTATATATGAACTTTTTCGTAAATTTAAAAGATCATGATAGAATTCGTTTGAATTAATTGCAGATTTGCCCTGTTGTACTAATTTATTTATTATAGATAATTCCTCCATTTCATTATAGATAATAGCTTTTCTATGAATAAGAGATTTATAAAATAATTTTTCTATTTCCTTCAATATCTCTTTATTATTAAAAGATTTTTTTGAATAATAATCCTTTAATTTTTCGATTTTTGTTATAATATATCTAATTTTCGTTTGATCTTTTATATTTTCTCTATCTGACTTTTTTATTTGTGTTGAATTTTTTTCATATTTTTCAGTAATCTTATGATATCTTAAAAATTCATCAGTTATCGGAATAACTAACTTAGAACTAAATAAATTACTTATTTTAAATATCATATTATCATTTAAATGTGTATTTTCCTCATATTCTGTATAAAAATCAAGGATTTCCTTTGCTAACCCTTCGTGAACTTCTTGAGTATTTAATATATTTTCTACATTGCTATAATCTAGTATTTTTAATTTTGGTACTATTATTTCTAGAATTTTCTCATCACCATTATTCTGATAAATTAAATTAAATATATTTTTTCTATATAACTTTCTATAATATTTATCTATTATAACAACTTTTATTAAATTATGTTTATGTTTTTTTGTTTTTCCTTTTAAATTCATTGTCGCCTCATACCCAAGTCCATTTAATATATCTATTCCATTTTTATATTTAACATTTTTTTTATATAATAATAAAAGTTTCTCATTGTTATCTTCCTTTAAAATTTCAGTCAATGTTATAATATTATCATTTAATGAAATTATCATCCCTAAATCTTCACTTTTTAATAAATTATTTTTAATTAATATTGTTTTAATTTTATTCAAGTCATCATTAAAAAAAGATACACTAATAATATATGCAAAAATTATTAGCTTTGTTATATGCTCAATTTTTATTATATTCTCTTTATTTGTAGTTAGTTTATCAATATTTTTTATAAATTTATTTGTATTATTAAAATTATTTTCTAAATACTTACTATCAATTTTAGATATATCAATATTATCAAAAATATCATCTAAAATTTTATCAATTAAAATATCATATTCATTAATAAACATTGTATTATACTATAAGCAAGAAATTTGATTTATATATTAAATTAATAAAATTGAATATTCTAGTCTTAGATATTTAAACATTTATTATATATATTATAACAATGAATAATTATCAAGAAGTTACATTAGAAATAAACAAGTTTATATCTTCTTTAGAAGATAAAAATTATGAAAATTTTAAGCGAGAGCTTCAAGAAAAAATTCCAAATATAAATTTTAGAGATTTGACAGATTCTAATTTAGTAATCATTTCAAATAGTTTTACCAAAAAAATGGATACCATTACAGATTTAGAAAAAGAATGTAGGTCTTTAATTATCGATAAAGAAACATTAGAGGTTATATGTTATACATACGACGATATCTTATATAATCAAGATGCAAAAGATTATATTTTACAAAATGGATTAGTAGATTATTCAATTCAAGAATGTTTTGAAGGCACATTGATTACATTTTTTAATTATGATGGAAAATGGAATGTTGCAACTAGACAATGTTTAGATGCAAGAAAATCTATTTGGTCGAGTAATAAATCATATTATGAATTATTTTTAGATTGTATTGATGTTACATTTGAAGAATTTACTTCTCATCTTAAACCTGAAAATAATTATTATTTTGTTTTAGTACATCATGATAATAAAAATATTGTAGATTACAGTGAATACTTTCAAAATGATAAATATAATGAAATTATTCATGTTTTAACAAGAGATAGAAAAACACATCATGATATAGATTTATCGAATACAGATCAGTGGAATATTAATCCAAATTTCAAAACTCCTACACGATTTGCACAAGACGATAATGTTCAAACACAAAATTTAATTAAATATATTAATAATAATGATTCATTAACAGTTGGTATTCCGGAAACGCATGATAACTTTAATTATTTAGATAATCTAAATAAAACCGTGAAATTATCATTGCCTGTTAAATGTGAAGGATTAGTTGTTAGATTTCATCATCCAGAAACAAATAAATTAATTATTCTAAAGTTTCAAACTAATCCATATCAGTTTATGAGTATATTAAAACCAAATAATAATAATATTTATATGAGTTTTCTAGAATTATATCAACAAGATTTGTTAAAACGTCATTTAGAATATTTCCCTGGAAATGCAAAACTAACTCTAGACGATGTTAAAGAATCATACGATACGATCGGCGTTGTTGACGCATCATTTAAAGTAATTACAAGTGAATTATTTGAAATATTTAGATATCTGTATGATTTGAGAGATTGTTCTCATAAAAATGTAGACTTTTATAAATTACTACCAAATGAGTATACCGTTGCATTGTATAAAATTAGAGGGATATATTATCGTAAAAAGGAAAAATTTATTAAATGTAAACAAGAAACACAAGAAACAGAGGAAACAGAAGAAACAGAGGAAACAGATGAAATAGCAAAACCAGAAACGGTTTATTCAGATACGAATCAGCAATATAATCATGGATTAAAAATATTTGATATTTATAACATGATTAAGAAGAAGTATGAAATTAAAGATTTACTTAAGCTTTTCAGAGCAAGAAAAATACTTATGGCAACCTATCAAAATCTGCAAACAGAAGATGCCAAAATTTTTAATAATTTATCACATAGGTGTGATAAAGTATCTATTAAAATGATTGCAATTTTCTTAAATAAGATGTTCCCTAAAGATCCAGTTTTGGATACATACACTAAAACATATGCTAAGTCCACATTTCGCAAACAACCACCAAGCGGAGTAAGTGCTAGCATTTAAATTATTTTATTATTAAAAAAAATAATTAATTATTATTATTAATTATTTTAATTTAGATTTTAATATATTGATTTCTTTTTGTTGATATTTAATACCTTCGATTAACATCGGAATTATATTATCATATTTAACGCCTTTATATCTATCCTGATTATCAACTAAATCTGGACTAATACTTTCAACTTGTTGTGCAATTACACCTTTATCTTTCTTTTTTGTTATTTTATTTGTATATTCATATCCATTTAATTTCATTAATTTATTAAAGTTATCTATTGGATTAATTAATTTTATATCCTCTTTTAATCTCGCATCTGAAAATGTTATTTGATTAAATGTTCTTATTTGATCTGCCTGTAATTTACTTGCTTTTAATACATCTGTTTGAATACCACTTATACCTCCATCACCACTTCCTTCTACAACTAAATTGTTTTGTATAATAAATGCACCTTTTGTTATTTTCTCACCATTAACTTCCTCACCATTATTAATTAATTTTTCATCATCATATACAAAATCAGCATATTTCTCGTCATTATTTTTTGAATATAATCTTATTCCATTATTTGATTCAAATAAATTATTATTTATTTGTGCCCATTCGTCATCTGTACCCTTTTGGCCCCAATAAGAACCCATCTTATGATCTGTTTTACCTTCAAATGATGCATTATTTTTAACAACCATTGCAATATTTTCGGGATTTTCATCAGGATCTTTCGGTCCTGAAAATGTCGCTAAATCGCTAAAATTGACAGGTCCTACAAATTCTACACCATTCCTGTTAAATGTTAATAATGTTTTGTCACTTTTACCATATTTTATATCCATATTATCACCATAAAAGTTAATTTTACTTCGCTGTACATCTCCACCTACTAATTCTAATCCTTGAGTTAATCCAGTAAAATCTTTTCTATCATCCTCATTTTTATTCATATTTATTTGAAGTGATGTATCGCTTCCACCTGTCATACGAATATCTTTTCGAAATCTACCATAACCCCCTACATCTAATGAAAATTTGGGATTTGGCATATCTGTTCCAATACCTGTTGATCCATTTTTTGTTACTAAACTATATTTCTCATTATTATCATCTTTTAAAAAGAACCCTAAATTTGTAGCACCAATTGTCCAATTTTGTTCACTCTTTTTGTCTTTAAACATTATACCAGCAGTGCCTGAAACTTCATCTACATTCTCAATTGTTAATGCTCTATCACCCTTAATATGAAGATTATTTTCTGGGTCTGAACCTTGCATATTAACACCAACATAGCCACTTTTATCATTTAACAAAGTATAGTTACCTTCTTCATTAATATATGTATTTCCTTTACTATTTTTTGATAAATAAATATTACCAGGCTTTACGCTATTTTCATCTGCATTTGCACCATCTATATATATATTATTATATGCAGTATATATTGATGATTCACCGGTCTCATTATTTTTACCACCTAATACTAATGATTTATTACCTGCAGTATTCGGTCCGACTTTTATTATTGTATCACCTCTGAACCTAGCAACAATATTTTTTGGTGTTTGACATTGATTTTCTGTAACACACCATAAACTACGTGCCATCAAATCGCTTTCATTTAGGCCTTCCCCTGCAGGACCGACTGGACCTGCAGGGCCTTCGCTTCCACGAATACCTCTATCTCCCCTATCACCTCTTGCACCAGATTCCCCTGTATAACCAGGAGGACCCTCGAAAAAATGTTCAACTGTTTTTTCATTAAAAAAATTATTAATAATTAAATCTTTATTTGGATGTAATATATAATCGTTATTATTAGACATAATTATAATAATAAAGATAATAATTTTATATAGGCAAGTAGAATTAATGATTTTATAATGGTGAATGAAATGGATAATTATTTAAACTTCTATCTCTTATTTCTTCAAGTGATAAATTATATAATAATGAAGAAGGATCGTCACTACCAGTTGATCCATAATATTGATCTATTTTTTCATTATCACTTTCATTAAATTTCATTGTGCCATCTTCTTTAATTGGCATCGGAGAACAACATATATTATATGATTTATTAGATTGCCAATGAGTTAAAGAATGATCGATTGTGTCCCATCGAGTTTTATGGCACATGCAATCCCATCTCCACTGTTTACGAGGGATTATATATTGTAGTCTAGCATTCCATTTACGTGTTTTGATACCAGATAATGCATGATTTTTTGGACAATAATTTTTATCAGATACTAAATCCGGGGCTGCAGGTATTGACCTCCAACCACCTTCGCACTCTGTATCTTGGTCTATTGTATTATTGGAAAATGACATTCCACTATCACCTTTTGGTCCTTCTAATCCTAGTCGTCCTTTAATTCCAGTATTACCTCTCGGGCCAATATCACCTCTATCACCTCTTGGACCATTTGGCCCAGAAGGTCCAGAAGGTCCGAATGATCCCATATTACCTTTACTGCCTTGTTTACCAGAATTACCAGCTAAACCAGGATCTCCTATATCACCCCTATTACCCTGTCCACCTTCTATACCTGGCGCTCCGCGCAATCCATCTGGACCAATTGCTCCTGTTAATCCTTTTAATCCAGTACCACCTGATTCACCTACAAAACCAGTATAACCTTGTTTACCAGTATCTCCTTTAATAATATCGCCAAATGGTTCTATCGTATCTAAATGATAATAATTTTTAAATTTCATATATCTATATTTATAATATATATAATATAAATATTGTATTCAGAATAATTATCTTCACCATTCTAGATTTAAAATTTATGAAATATTTTATTTTATTTTATTTATAATGGTAGCAAATTCTTCTGTCAATGATGCACCTCCGATTAAGAATCCATCTATATTATCACATGCAATGAGAACTTTACAATTATCAGATTTAACAGATCCTCCATAAATAATACGCGTTGTATCCGCTAGGTGATCCCCAACTGTCTCTCGTATCCATGAGCGGATTGTAGAATGCACTTCTTCCGCTTGTTCAGGTGTAGCACTTTGTCCTGTACCAATCGCCCATACCGGTTCATATGCAATTACTGTGTCTAGTAAAAGTGATTGCCGAGTAGCAAAGTCAAGTGCTATAAGTTGTGCTATACAAACTTCTTTTGTTTTTCCCATAGCATGTTCTTGTTCTGTTTCCCCTATGCATAAAATTACTTTAAGTCCCGCATCATGAGCACAAATTGCTCTAGTAGCGACCTCTGTATATGTTTCTGCTGCAATTTTGTGCCGTCTCTCTGAATGTCCAATAATTGCCCACCGTGCCCCTACGTCTCGCGCCATATCTGCCGTTATTTCTCCAGTAAAGGCTCCATAACCCACTTGATGTGACACATTTTGTACAGCAACATCAATATTCCTATTAACAGTATCGACTACATGTTGTATATGAAGCATGGGCGGTGCAATAACTATCTCAGCATTATTCGTAGTGATATTATTTAACATGTCTATCAATATAGTCACTGTTTCACAAGTACCATTACATTTCCAGTTTCCGCCAATAAAGGGAGTACGTGATGATATGGTTTTAGAAACATATTTTTGCGATAAATCATCCGATTTTATAGGAATTAATTTATGACATTTCATTTTATTATAATATATAATTAGGAAATATAAAATTGGTTAATATCTTTTATCATTCGGATCTGAAGATTTATAAGCACCTAAAATACTATCATATATATCATCTGGCATAAATTTTGGATAAATTCTACCTTTATCATTACGATATTTAAATGTTTCTACTCTTAATTTTCTCATCATTGTAGAAAATTGGGTATAATTCATAGTATTTCTACCACCATCTGACCCTGTAAACATTTTCCATATTATTAATGCATTTTCTCTAATACTATTCGCTTCAAATATTATCCAATTTGCCTGCATGTAATTATGTAATTGGCTAAATGTAATTGTACCTTTTCTATCATCTTCAGTAAATTGATATACATTCAAATTTACTTCTGCTTTTTCTAATCCATTTAATGCATTTATTTGTGCCTCATTCTTGAATTCATTATTATTTAGTATCCTTAAATACATTAATTTTGGATCCAATGCATCTTCTATTGGTACCCAACATGGTGGATTATTACATTTACTTTTATCAAATGAAGGAGTTATTGCATCCAATGTTTTATATTTATCCATGCATTCATACATTGATTTTCCATTTACTGTACACCTTCTACCTATATTACTACAATTGCCCTCAAATTTACATTTACCCATAACCATTATTGGATTACCCTCTGAATCTTTTATTTTATTATTACTTTCATCTAATAATTCTATTGGCTTGCAAACATTTGTTTCTTTTAATTTATTCTTATCCCATTTATCCTTACACTCTTGATTATATTCATATAATGGTTCATCAAATTTATTTTTTATTTCCTTTCCATCTGCATCTAATTTTAAGCTTTTTGGACATTCATCTCCATCATCATTTACAGGTGTCTGATTACTAAATAATATTCGACTACATATTCGACTATTGTCAACATTATGCCAACATGGAGGATTCAAACAACTATCAGTAGATTTATCTAAACATATCTTATTATATTTATCTTCAGTTCCACATTTTTGTCCAACTATTTTACACTTTTCACTTTCACACTCATTTGTATATTGCGACACATTGTGCCAACATGGAGGCTCTCTACACCATTCCGAAATATTATTCGCAGGTAATTCATTAACTTCATCTTTACATACGAAACCAGTCATATTATACTTTGTCGAACCAAGTGAACATTGTTGTCCAGGAATCGGGCAACGTTTACCAGGACATTTATCTAAAAGAGGTATGGGATTCCAACATGGCGGCGTGTCACAATTTTCATTTGTTTGCATGCTACATATTTTGTTATCTGTACATTGTTGACCTAACATTTCACATGTTCCAGTACATGAATCAACCGGATCTGATATTTTATGCCAACATGGAGGTTTTAAACATCCTGTTTCTATATTAATATCATCTGTGCAAATTTTATTATCAATGCAGTGTTGACCAACTTTGCTACAAAATTTGGATTTGCAATCTTCCGCATAAACTATTTCTTGATATTTATCTTTATTATTCGTTATTATTTTTACTGCTCCGCCCATATTTTCTGTCTCAAAAAAACCATCTGGATAATCTCTTTCTATTTTATTTAATCCCCTTGGTTTTAATGTAACCCAACTTTTATTTAATAATCGTTCCTCACCCATATCTCTACTACCATAAAACATTCTCGTTTTAATCATACTTTCTGGCTCACCTATATCATATAGATCATATGGACAACATGTCAATCTATGTTGACAATCTCTTTCTATAAAACTGGTTTTACCAAAACCGCACCCGTCCCCAGTTCCATTATAATTTTCAGGTGTAACACCATTTCCACAGCCACATTTTGTTTCTATTTTTGTTGCAACTGTACCTTTTTCACACGTTATCGTATTATTTGTTGCAGCATATTTTGTCCAAGGTGTTGTATTACATTTGTTATATTTAAACGAAAACATCCCCTTATAACCAGATGAACCGATAGGACCTTTTGGTCCTGTATCGCCATCTGAACCTCTTATCCCAGATGGCCCAGTATAGCCTAAAGATCCTTGAGGCCCTCTTTCGCCAATTGGACCATTTAACCCTTGTTTACCTCTATCGCCTCTTATTCCTCTTATTCCTTGTTTACCTTTTGGACCAGGTAATCCGGGATTACCCCCAATACCTAGTGGCCCGATTGGTCCTTTAGGACCAATATTACCTTTATCCCCTTTTAGTCCTATATCACCTGATTGACCCTTAAATCCCATTACACCAGTACTTCCGGGAATACCCCTTCTCCCCGAATCGCCAAGAGGGCCAGTAAATAAATCATCCATAGTAAAATGTTCTATCGTTTCAGATTCTATATTATAATAAAATTTTGACTTATTAAATGTCATTATATTTAACTAATATATAAATATTTTAAATATATTAATTAAAATTTAACATCAATTCTATTACAATCCACTTTTATTTCATGCGGTAATCCATATTGAAGCTTCTTCTGATTATGTGCTGAATTATTTACCCTATCCTTGCTATTTCCTGTTGAAACATAATCGCCAGATAATATACGTTTATTATACCATGTTAACCCGCTTATATATCCATTATATGGACATTCTGCTTCTATTCCATATTTATAATCTTGTCTAAGTGCTGGAGTTGTATTACCCTTATTTTTTGGATCTGGGAATGTCATCGCAGCTGTATTTTTAAATACATCAACTATTGGTCCCTTTAAAAAACCATCCATCGGAATTGCCATAACTGCGGTCTCGTCTGGTTGAACTGTAACATTTGATGTAGATTTTGGCCCCCGTTCTCCTCGAATTCCCTGTTGACCTCTAAAACCAGGTCTACCATCTCTTCCAATTGGCCCAATGTCTCCTTTAAATCCAGGAGGACCAATCAGTCCACTGATACCTTTCTCACCCCTAAATCCACTAAGTCCTTGAGGCCCTCTATCGCCATCGACTCCTTTAACTCCTGCAATTCCTTTTTTACCTTCTGAACCTTGATATCCTTTTTCACCTATATCCCCGGTATCACCTATATTACCCCTATACCCTCTTTCACCTTGCAATCCCTGTAAACCAGAAACACCTTCGTAACCTCTTTCGCCACTTAATCCATCTGGACCCTTAAATATTTGAAAATTTTCAATAATTTTCATATTATTATAATTATTATATAAATCATTTTCATTTATTGAAAAGTATTCTTTCATTATTAATAATTATATAAAAAATTAATAATATTTTAAATATTTTAAAGTTGTATCTTCTGCTTCTGGCTTACAACACCTTATATCTGAATTACTACCTTTTACTTTTGGATAAGTACCTTCTTTGCAAATATAATGTTTTCTATAAAATAATGGTAAATAGCCTTCACCAAAAATAGAATATCTTTCTTTATATTTATTATACTCCTCTTGTTGTTCTAATGTCATATATTTATATTCTTCAGGAGTATCTACCATCTCTGGTTTATGATTTAATAATTTTCTAGAGAGAGGTAAACTCTTACAGCTCTCATTTATTTTTAATTTACAACAATGTCCCTCATAATTATCCTTATTATTTTTAATACCAGTTAATACATAATTATATGGACACTTCGTTGTTCGAGTATCTCTATTAAATGGCATATATCTACAACTATTACTATCTATCATAAAATCATATTCCCCTGCGTCGCCCCTGGGACCATCTAAACCTGGCAATCCTTGGCGACCTTTTATACCTTTCATACCCCTTTCTCCTATATGGCCAGCCTTGCCTTCAAATCCTCTATATCCTGTCAATCCTTTAACACCTTTTTCTCCAATATATCCGTCAATACCTTTTTTACCCTGAATTCCATTATTATCGCCACGAAAACCTAGGAATCCTCTATCACCCATTCTCCCTTTGGGACCTTTACTTCCTTGTAATCCGATAAATCCCGTTTGTCCTTTATCTCCTTGAGGTCCGCGTGGTCCTTTTATGAGTCTACTTTTATATGAATAATAAGAACATGTTAAAACGATTAATAAACATACTAAACAGTATATAATAATATACATTATCATATATGGAGATAATAATTCTAATTCATATAATTAATTGTGTCTTCTAATTCATATAATTAACTGTATTTTCTAACGATTCAATATCATTTTTTGGAAAGTCATATACTTCTTTAATAAATCTTTCATAATTAGATGTATCTATCGGCGATCCATTCTTAATCGATTTACTTTTAAATAAACCTAACATTAAATTTAATACATAATATTCATATGATGTAATACTATCATATTTATTTATTATGTTCACTATTTCTTCATCTGTATATTCTATTATTAATTTCGCAGTATCTTCATCAAAATATTTTTTCATATCTTCTAGTGGCATTTCTCTGATTGATTTAAAACTATTTGCACCAGTTGCAGTGATTAGTGATTGAATTTTATCTATATTCGATGAAATTTTACTAATATCATCTTCATTATACTTCTTTAAATATTTATGCCACATATTATTAGGAACATAACTTGTTTTATACGCGACTATTTCCGCAATTAAAAACCCAAAATATGTATTTAACTTCTCGATCATTGTTAATTTATTAAAATAATTACCATATAATGGTTCCATATTTATATTACAACATATGATATTATCTATATTACTATCTACTGTTCTATTACTTACCTTTTTTGCCCTTATATCAAAAATTGCCATCCCCATTGGACATTTTAATTCTAATTGATCTTTTGCATCTATTCGAATACATTTTCTTCTATCTGCAATTAAATTTATATTATTATTATCATTTATAACTCGATTATTACCAATCGGACCTTCTAATCCTGTTTTACCCTTAGATCCTAATTCACCTTTAATTCCTGGAGGCCCATTTATACCTGTTGATCCTATCATACCTTTGCGTCCCTGGTCTCCAATATCTCCACCAAACCCATTGATACCAGACATACCAGTTTCTCCTTTTAATCCAATTTCTTTACCTTTTATTCCAATTGATCCTTTACGACCTCTTATTCCTTTATCGCCAATTATACCATCAGGCCCTATTGATCCAGTATCACCTTTTATGCCTTTTGGGCCTTTAGGGCCTTGTGGTCGAGGCATACCATAATAAAAATAAATATTTGATAATGATATGATAAATATAATTAAACATAATAATATAACAATTAATTTCATATATTATTATTTAAGATAATTATTTTTCATTCGGATGGGGCTATTTTAATATTTGTATAATATGTTTTTGCACTATCTTTCGTTATTGTATCCCCTTTCAATTTGAATCCAGTTACAAAGTTATTCCAATTTAAATTACTATTTGTTGATTTTAAAGGAATACCTGCCCCAAAGTTTGTATAAAATGCATTCTGTAGATTTGTTTGACCCGGTTTAGGTCTCAGAGAATCTTGAAATGCAACACTGCCTTTAGTTTCAATTTCTGATTCTTCTTCATATTTTTTTCCATCTAATAACATAAATATTACTTTATTATCTTTACCCATTTTGCCTTGTATTCCCCGAGTTCCTTGAATGCCTGGTTCACCTGGTAAACCACTCTCGCCCATTTTACCTTTTAAACCTCTATCACCGTCAATACCTCTAATTCCACGAGCTCCTTGATTACCTTGCATACCTCTTGCTCCCATGTAACCGCTAGGTCCTTGTTGTGTATTATTATTAAGAGGTCCTTTATTTCCAATTGGTCCTCTTTCACCCTCTAATCCTTTTACACCATTTTTACCAGCACTACCTGTATTACCAATATCACCTCTTAATCCAGATTCTCCAATTGGTCCATCGTCTATATAACAAAGAGCTAAATAATAAATGGATATTAATATTGATATAAATATAATAACTGATATAAATCTATATATCATTATTTATAATAAGATTTTATTCATAATCTTCTTTGAATAATATATTTATTTCACTCATATTTAATGGCTTAGAATACCATCTAGTTTTTGATAATATTATTCCCTCGGCGGAATGTTCTGGACTTCCACCTATATATATTTTATCTTCTTCATTACCTAATTCTAAATTCTTTGTTAAAAGTTCTTCTTGAACTAAATTACCATTAATATAATATCGTATCTTATCATTATTTCCTACTATTGCTAAATGAAACCATTTATAATAATTATAAATTGTATCTCTAACACAATGACCATGTTCTCCATCTACGACATTGAATGTTCCAGTTAATTCTCTATTCTCATTTATATTTTCATATAAACTTTTAAATCTAATATCTATTTTATTACTACACGACGACCAATCTTTTGGAGATATTAAAATCGCAGGATTTACTTCGTATTCTGATTTTCTCCATGTAATAATAGATCTCCATTTATTTAAATCAATCATATTGATATTAATCCATGTTGCAAATGTGAAACTATTTTTACTTTCTATTGGTATAATTTTTCCACCATATTGCATTCCATATTTAGAATCAGTAAATGCTACAGGTTTGTCAATAAATGTTACATGATTTAATTGTTTTATAAAATCACATTTATTGGATAAACATGAACAAGTACTAATGTCATTTACATTATCACATATCATTGTATTTTTATTTAAATACAAGTTATTACCATCATTATTTGTACCTAAACTTAACATTTTATTTCCATAAAATAAATACTTACATGTATTTTTATTATTAATATCATCGCATAACCATGTTCTACTTTTATTTAAATACAGATTTTCATGATCATATTCGATCATCCTTGAATTACGAAATGAATAAAATGATAAAAAGTAAAATATTGATAATATTAATGCTATTAATGATATAAATAGGGCTAAAGTATCTCTCTGCATATATAGGATTATTATAAAAAAAATTGAAAAATCTATAACTTATACTAATTAATATTTAAATATATAATTTCATCTATTATTATGGATAATAAGATGGATAGTATACATACAAGCAAAAAAGCAATGGATGGTAAAGATACAAGCAAAGAAGCAATGGATAGCAAAGAAGGAACGGATCCCAAACGAACTATTCGTGTGGCGGGTTCTTTTCAGGATATGAATTTACAAGACAATTTACTAAGGGGGATTTTAGCATATGGTTTTGAAAAACCATCTGGGGTACAATCACAGGCGATTGAACCAGTAATTAATGGATTTGATGCGATTGTTCAAGCACAATCTGGTGGTGGTAAAACTGCCACATTTGGTATTGCATCACTTCAAAACATCGACCCAGCGATTGATTCTTGTCAAGTAATTATTGTAAGCCCTACCCGGGAAATTGCAGATCAAACAACTATCGTGATCGGGAAACTATCACAGTATTTAAATATTAATATTATGGGCGTTTGGGGTGGTAAAAAGTTAGATCATCGAGAAGTTGGAAAAGCTCAAGTGATTATTGGAACTCCTGGAAGAATCTATGATATGATATCAAGAGGAGTAATTAATATGAAAACTCTTGAATTATTTATCCTTGATGAGGCAGATCAAATGCTTAACGTTGGATTTAAAGAACAGATTATTGAAATTTTTAAATTTGTTCGTCAGGCTGATGCCGAGACAGGAGAAACCGCTGTGCAAATAGCAATTTATTCTGCGACTATGCCGATACAAATTTTGTCACTTACAGACAGATTTATGACAGATCCTATTAAAATTTTAGTGAAGCAAGAAAATTTAACATTAGAAGGCATTTCACAATTTTATATTAATTTAGACATGGAAGATCACAAAATAGGAGTTCTATCAGAACTTTTTGCAGAGATATCTGTTGGTCAAACTGTTATATTTTGTAATGATAAGAGAAAAGTATCATGGCTCCACGCTACATTGACAGAAGAGGGATACCCTGTCTCGAAGATTCATGGAGATATTACTCAAACTGAACGTAACGGTATTATGCAAGAGTTTAGAACTGGGAAAACACGTGTATTAATCTCTACTGATTTACTTTCAAGAGGTATTGATGTTCAACAAGTATCTTTAGTTATTAATTACGATCTACCAAAAGAGAGAGAATCTTATATTCACAGAATTGGGAGAACTGGCAGATTTGGACGTAAAGGAATGGCAATTAATTTTATTCTACGCAATACAGAGGATGTTCGAAAGATGCAAGATATTGAAGTTTTTTATTCCACTCAAATTTCTGAATTGCCTGCAGAAATTCCTAAAATAGTTTAACTATTTAATTTATTTTATAAATAAAGATTATTAATTTATTAATAATCTATATATATATATAAATAATGGTATTATTGTATGATAAAAAAAATATGAAATTACTAGAAGATAATATAGATTCAATTGTTGTAGATGCTAGAAAATTTGCACTTAATAATATTTTAGAACCAAATTTAGAAGAATGGAATTCTGCAATGAAAATTTTATTAGATTTTATTAAAACAAATAAAAGAATTATATATGGTGGTTATGGTTGGAATGAACTTATTAAAAAAAAAGATACAAAAGATGCAATATATTCAAAAGATATGATTGAATTACCAGATATTGATTTTTATTCACCTGAACCTGTTCAAGATTTAGTTGCTCTATGTAAATTATATGTCAAACAAGGATTTAAATTTGTTCGTGGCGAAGAAGCACAACATGCCGAGACATATACTATCTATGTTAATCAACATCAATATTGTGATATTTCATATATGCCTAAAATTTTATATAATAAAATGCCAATAATGAAAATAAATGATCTTAATATATCACATCCTAAATTTATTTTAATTGATATTATGAGACAATATAATGATCCAATTACAAGTTATTGGAGAGTAAAAAAAAATATTATAAAAGCAAATATTTTATTATCACACTATCCGTTAGAAACTCGTGGTAAATTAACAGTACAAGATATTCCGAACGAGTTACAAAAAAATTTAGATTATGTAAGAAAAAAAATTATTATTGATAGTAAATTACTTGTATTTGGATACTATGGTTACCAATATTATATGTATAAATCAAGAAATAATGAAAAAGAAGAATTATATGTACCTTATTATGATGTAATATCTACAGATTTAGAAAAAGATGTTAAACTTATTCGAGAAAAATTAATAGAATTTAATAATGCAATAACAGTTGAAGAATATCATCCTTTTTTCCAATATTTTGATAGAAGTGTTACATTTAAATTTAAAGGAAAAACAATTTTAAATGTATACGGAAATAATGGCATGTGTATACCATATTGGCATATAAAAAAGAAAAATTTCAATGTAGTTACATTTCCATATATGGTCCAAACTTTATTAATAAAGCATATTTATTATTTAATAAATAGTAATAAGATTTTATCACAAAATTATGACTACTTATTAGAAGATATAATCAAGGCAAGAAATAATTATTTAGAAAAACAAAAAAAATCAATTCTAGATAATACACCATTTCAAGAATTTAGAATAGACTGTATGGGAGAAACAATGGATCCCTCTAGAAAATATAGATTAATGATTGCTGAAAAAATTGCTAACAAGCAACGTATCAAATTTAAATATGATCCATATGCTAAAAATGAAAAATTTGATCCAAATGTATTTAAATTTGATAATACTTCAGGCAATATTAGTACTTCAAAAAATAGAATTTTTTCTTAATTTAAAATATTCGCTTTTATATATAACATAATGAGTTCTATATATAAAATCTCATATCATAAAATTATGAAAGGGGGTAGTATAGGTAATGCATTTCCAGACTATCCAGAAAATCTAGCACAAGTTCGATCTTCTGATTGGCCTCCTCAAGAAGGAAAACGTATTAATATCGAAGAAGATAAAAAGACAATGTCAGGTACTATCATTAAAAATATTTGGAATAATACAGCATCTGTTGTAAAAATAGATAATGAAAATTATATTGAAGCTACCTTTAAAGATCAATCAGAATATAATAACGGTAAAGGTCATTTTTTACTACTTGCAAATTATTTTTGGAAATATGAAAATAGTACTAGTCAAGTAGTAGAACAAGTACCCATTTCTAATGATACTTTAGAAACTGTATCAAGACATAGCAATAATTTTGCATCTCATCGAAATGATACATCTAATAATTTACAAGTTTCAGATTTTAGTCATATACATAATATGACTATTGAAGAAAAAAAAAAATTATTCCAAAATATTGATCCCAATGCAGTACTTTCCAATAAAGAAAATTCAGTTATTCCAAATGATCATGAGGATGTTACTAATAATCCTCTATATACATCACTATTATCTAAGCCAAAAAAAGATTATTTCTCAGAAAAAGAAATTGATATCGTTTTATCAAATACTGGCGAAGCATTTTCATCTTTATCATACGATAAAATCGAATTACTTAATAGAAAATTAAAATCTTTTGAAGTAATTGATCCCAAGGATATTAAATCAGTTATTAATAAAAATATCGCAATTAATAATTTAATTACAGAACCAGATGATGAAATTAATGAAGGTAGTAAAATTAAAAACTGGATTGAAAAAATATTAAAACAAAATATATTTACAGATTTACAAGTTAAAATACATGACGGATATGTATACATTACAAGAACAGGAGCGATGATTACAGATATTATTACTAAAGAACTTGTACCATCATTGAACTACTTCAAATGGCAAGAAAATAAACCAATTGATTATAATACTCTTAAATATGTTATTTTTCAAAATAGTTTCCAAAAAAATATAGAAACAAATATCATACAAAAAAGAGAAGCTGAAGATATTCTATCTCAAGAATATGTTATTGCAATACAACCTACTACACAATATGTATTATGGACTCTTAAACGTATTATAATGATGTGGTATGGTGATACAGTTTTTGAATCTAATATCAGAAAAATTAAAGTACTTATTAATCAATATCGTGCAGATCCTAAACAAGATTATAATAAGAAAAATGGCTTATTACCACAAATATTAATATATCCAAAATATGGAGCAGAAAGTGCTCGAATTATTATTAGTAGACTGGAATATTATTTCTCATTATATATCGATGAAACCACAAATCCAGGATATGTAGACATACAATGGATTAATAGTCATCCTACATACTTTCTTAAAAAAAATGCATTTATGTACTTCTCAAATGGATCAATTGATCTTAAAAATTATATTAAAGAATCATTTAAACCTAATAGTGGTTTTATCAATGATATATTCACAAAAGATTATTCTGAATTAATAGAATCAAAAAAAGTAATGTCAGTATAAATATCATATTACTTAAAAGTATTATGCAAATATTCTAATAATTCCTCATCTTTATTCCAGTCACTAATATCACAATAATAATATATACCCAATAAAGGATTAAAAATACTTATTTTATTTATTTTCATTCCTTTATATCGTGCCAATGCAGTATAAATTAATAACTGTAATGTATATTCGATATTCATATCTTTATTTGAACTTGTTTTAATATCTAAAATTTCATTCTCTATTATTAAGTCTGCATCGCCAAATATATATCCGTCATTTAAATCTGGATTACAAAATGTTATTTTATCATTTGTTAATTTTTTTACAAACTTATTTATATCTTTATAAAAACTATCTAATGATAAAATACTTTCTTTTTTAATATCTATATATAGACATTTACGTCTATCGCCCCATATTGGATGGCATTTAGATATCAAGAAAATCTCCCATATTATTTTATCCCATTTTAATTCTTTATTTTTATATTTTATATATGATTTCATATATAAATCTTTAAATTCAAAAGGTAAATAAATTTTATTAGTAATATTCATATCATCCTTATCTAAACTAAAAGAATTTATATTTTCTACAATCGTTTCAATAACTGATTCAATATTCTTTTCTTCTGAATTATCAAAATCCTTATAAAATTTATTAAATATATTACTTTTTTCTTTTCTATTAATTTTATTCTTTTGTTGATATAATTTAACACATGCGATTATACCTTTATGATATTTACACCAAAAATAATACAATTTACTATTCAAAAAAAGACTTGTAATAACCTCATTTGCTCTTTTATCATGAAATCCAGAATGCTTCTCGTTCCAATTCTTATTATTATCTGCAATCATTCTACGCATCAAATAATCAACAAAACAACCAAATTCTGAAAAATAATCTTCTTTCACTACCCAATCTGGATGCTTATAGGAATCGTATATTTTCTTCTCACTGAATTTTATTCCTTCAAATATATTCAATTCTTTTAATTTTATATAATTCTCTCCATTTAATCTACTTATTATTTTCGTTACAGAATTATCTATTTGTTTATCTGTTGGTAAAATATTATCATCACTTACCAATTCATTAAATGAAAAATCTTTTGTAAATAAATCTTCTGGCAATTCTAATAATAAACTACTACACGCATCTTTCTTATTTAATGTAATAATTAAATTCGATTTCGCTCTAGTTACAGCTACATAAAATAATCGCCGTTCCTCCTCTATATCAGATTTTGGATTAGGAAAATAACTCTCATTCATTCCTACTAAATACACCTTGTCCCATTCTAATCCTTTTGCTGAATGAATTGTACTTAACGATATACAATTTAATAAATAATTATCAGATGTTAATAATTTGTTTTTAATTCCATTCTTCTGTAACTTTTCTTCTATGAAATATAAAGGCATATTTGTTCTACATAAAACAGCTATTTGTCTTCTTTTAAATCCATTTTTAAAATCTATTTTTATTGAATTTACTATATGACTAATTTCTTTTGATAAATTATCAAATACTAATAATATTGGTTTTACATTATTCTCATTTAATGTAATCATCCCTTTCTTAAAATTAGTTTTATTCTTTTTTTGGATCTCATTCGCTAAATTTATTATCTCAGGAGATGACCTATAATTTATATTCATTGAATCTATTTTTATATCACTAAAATACTTCTTCACATCTAAAATTATATTATTGTTACTTCCTCTAAATGAATATATATTTTGTAGGTCATCCCCTACTAAAAATATGTTTTTTGTTATTTTTGATAATTCGATTATTATATTTATTTGAATATCATTAATATCCTGAAATTCATCTATGAAAACATATTTTATTTTTTCTTTTAATATTATACTTCTTTCAGATTTTAAAAACTTTAAAAATATTAATTGAGTCTCATCTATATGATATTCATCATCTAAAAACATATAATCATATTTACGTAATAGTCGTAATCCCAAACTATGGAATGTGCCACAATTTACTTCATTAAATCCTATAAATTTACAAATACGTTGATTCATTTCCTCTGCAGCATTTCTATTAAATGTTGCTAGAATAAATTCCGTTGGGTTACAACCTAATTTATATATCATATAACAAATTCTTGCAGTTATTGTCGCGGTTTTACCAGAACCAGCACATGATAATATTAACTTTTGATATTCTAAATTATTATCAGTAACTATTTCATATTGTTTATCATTCAATTCAATATTATGATATGGGAATGTTATTGTGTTATTCATTAAATAATTAATTAAAATTAATTTATTATTTAATCGTAAATAAAGAATTTATTTACCACGCAGGATTGAGTAGACAAGTCCAATGTGGTCTTAAATATATATAAACGTCAAATTTAAAATTCCAAATTCAAATTCTTAATTAAATCAATGCTACGCTTATTATCAGAATTAGATTCATTATCAGAATCAATATCTAAATCTGAATCATTATCTGAATCATTATCTGAATCTGATTCATGTGATGATAGTGAATTATTGTCAAATTCGTCATCTGAAATCCATTTTATATTTGTTATGGTGATTTCATTTGTTTTACCAAAACATGTTGGCGGGGTAAAAAATTGTATTTGATCTGCAAATTGGGAAAATTTTTCTTTCATTTGATTATTAGATAATGATGTACTATTATACTGGTTATATTTTTCAGTAACTTGTGATAAATATATTGGAAATATTCCGTTATATTTTAAATATCTATTAGGATTTGAATCTATATTTTCATTAATTACTTCTTTATAAACAAGACATTCTAGTTCAGGAATAATAATATCGTTATTTTCTAATCGAGCATTTGTATTCTTATCAAAACTCACATCTTCCAATTGTTTATTTATATTTTCTAATTTTTTCTTTATTTTTGTTAATTCTTTTTCTGTAGTATATTTTTTTAAATTTATTTCTTTTAAAGATATGTCTTTAATTTTATCTAATGCTCTTTGCATTTTTAGATTTTTCTTTCTCATTAATTTAATTTCAGACATTCCAATAGTAATATCTTTATCATATTTTTTTTTCCACATATTTGTATCCACTTCTTGATAATATGTCCAATTTTTTTTCAAAAATGTATTAACTACTTGTTCATATTCTTTCTTTTTTCTATTATTTTCAATCATATGTTCTTGTTTATCATCAATCATTTTAATACACATATCTTCTACTTGACGATAATAATGTAATATTTGTTTTGATGTTTTTGTTCCAGTTAAAACACAAAAATCACAGAAACCAGATGCATTTAGATATATATTTTCTACTTTAAATTCACCATCATATATATATTGGTCTGGATCTAATTTATCTTTTACAGTTGCCAATGCTAAATCATATTCATGTGAATTAATTTCTATTGTATATAAGGCATACTTTAATGATGTTTTATATTCCATCTTGTTTTCTCTAATTTCTAACATTTTACGAGCAATATTAATATTTTCGATTCCATTTTTTTCAAAGACGTATAAATATTGATCGATTGTTAATTTTTTATCTGTAAAATATAATGATCTTTCAACAATTGTAGCTTTTAACTTTAAGAGAAAATTAATTAAATTTCCCATAGGATCTTCCTTTTCTTGATTTGTATCATATGTCATTACTTTAATATCTTGATGTTCAATTACTTGAAGTCTAATCTCGTCTAATTTAATTTGTTCAGGTGTAGATATATGATAATCTTCTAAATATTCAATACATATTTTAGCAGTTGGTATATATAAGTCAAAACGGAATGGTTTCATACTAGTATATTGTGGATGTGCGAATTCAACATCTTGTAAAAATACTTTTTCTTTAGTTTCATGTTTCAAATATTGTAAGTATTTAAATACTGTGTATAAAAATTGTGATTCCAATGTATATTTAATTTCTGATTTATCATCATCAACTATATGTAAGGATGTATGTAAATCAGAAATATATCTATAATCTTTAAAAATAGATACCATCCCTAATTCATTATTAATATCTATCGTTCTAAATTTATTATCACGGTGTTTACAATCATTTAACATTCCTATTATAGATCTAGTATTTAAGTATTTTTTATTATTATGTTCAATTAAATTATATTTTTTATTCTTTATTGTATTTTCACATAAAAACACTAAATATTTAGATATAACTTCTAAACTAAATAATGTTTCATTCTCCTTAATAATTATATTTTCACTATGATATTCACGTGGAACATAATTTTTTAATATTTCAGTTTTAGATTCTTCTAGTGCCCGAATTTCGGTTCTTACTTTACCTTTACTCATTTTTTTATATTATATAGATTATTGTAATTAGAATATATAATTTCCATTTTTATATATATAATATATAATGAGTAATAAAATATTAGAAAATGCTATAGCGAATTATACAAAGGTCATGAATAAATTTAATAAAGCAGGAGGTAGATTTTTATTTTATAATGCAAACGATGTAGATAATGAATCATTTAAACCAATTGCAATTGGAATATCTGAAAGAGAAGTTGAAAAAAAAATGAATGAAAAAGTTGAAAAAAATCCTGATAAATATAAAAAATATAAATTAGTTAGAGTTAGTCTAAAAGGTTTAATCGAATTAATTGGGCAAACTGAATATATAATTGGCACAGGTGGCAGTTTAGGTATTTCAGTTATGGTATATTCAATAAATGAATTTAATAGGATTATTCAAAGTTCAAATGATCCTTATGCAACTTTCTGGTATACCGATGAATTATTAGCAAAAAAAGGACTATCTGTTAGTCATATAAAAAAAGCAATTAAATTAGTACTAAAAGGTGTATTATCATCAAATCCTTTTAAAGTATATTATGTTGATAAATTTAGTGAATACAATAAATTAAAGCAAAAAAAATGAAATAATAATATATTTTATTATATATAAAATATATTTAATCAAATGACTAGTAAAATATTAGAAAATGAAATTCTCCCACATATAATTATACAAACTAGAAAACGAAAAAAACTGATTCAATTGTTTTATAAAACTGGACGACCTATTTTCAATTCAATACAGGATAAAAAACATATTTATTATAATTCAGATGTTGATAATTGTAAGCGTGGATATTACTTTTAAGAGCGATAATATCTGTATCTTATTTTTATTATGCTCCAACATATTTTACAACTTCTGAAGAATAATCTATACTCCTTCTGCCCCTGTTCCTTCATTAAAATTAAGTCTCACTCCGTCTGGTTTTATTTTAAACTTATTCACACAATTTTCAATTATATCAAGTAAATCTTTGAATTTTGGATTAATATTATTCCAAAAATATTGATCATCATATTTTTTAATTATTTCCAAATCTCCATTATTATCATAACTAATTGCTAAACCCAAGTTATTCCTATGACCATTTTGATGAATATGAAATTTATTATTGGTACCTTTATCATTATGTACTGTTAAATAATTAACGTCATCAAATTCAAAATATATACCCGATTTTTTGTCCCTAATCCTTATTCTCATTTGATTTTTATTAGCTTCATATTGAATACACTCTAAAACTGTTATAGTAAAACTTTCATAAAATTTATGATAATATCTATCGGTTTCAGAAGTATGACCATATTTTGGCATACTATTTTTAGGAGGAGGCGATTCATATAGTGCTCCACCTAAAAATTTTTTTGCTTGGAGGTATTTTTTTTTATACTTTATATATTTATAATAATAAATATTTGACTCTTTTTCCATATATATTAATATATAGATTAAAGTTTTATAAAATAAGTTTATTCTTCAACAGTTAAATTTGTAACTTTATGACTATAATTTCTAGTTGAAAACAAAATCACTTCTCTATTTGAATCATTATTTGTTAGAATTATCGTTAGTCTATCAATACTAATTCCCCATCCTGCTGTATATCATATTCCAACGCTTTCATCTGATGTAGTATATTATGTTGATAAATAAAGAAAAAAAAATGAAATAGTAATATATTTTATTTTATATAAAATATATTTAATCAAATGAGTAGTAGTTCATGTTGTGGCTGCTGTTATAACGACACAACAAATTTAATTAAAAAATGTAATTTTATTGATCATAACATTTGTAATTTTTGCAATGAAGCGTATGAATCAAAATTATATAAATCAGACTGTATGTTTTGCAATCCATTCGAATTAGTAATAAAACAGGACGGTTCCAATATAGTAAGACCAGTATATTGGAACCGTCCATTAGGTAATACATATACTATTATAATTTTATGTGGTAATTTGATAATCATTTTATTAATAATGTTAATATTTTATATAATTATAAATATAGTATCTTCTATACTAGATTTATTATCACAATACTTAACTTTACAAAAATTGATATTATCTTTTATTAGCAAATAATTACATTATCTTTTATTAGTATGTCTGTCTCTACACGCTTAACTGTATCTCATCTATTTAATGTTTTTAAATCATTAGGACCTAGAAAAAATGTCCCACCTGGTAGATGGAAAGTATGTAAAAACAAAAACACAGGATTAATTGTTGATTATTCTAATATAGATCATTGTGGAACATGTAATTATACTGAAAAAAATAAAAGTAATAAAAGTAAATTAAATAATAATCTGAATACTGATGAAATATTTGATGTCGAATATATTATGATGAATTCCAATATGGCAGATAAAGAAATAAAATATTTTGTTAGTCATAAATAAAAATTATCTAATAAAGTACCTATAGTCTTATTCTAATATATTATTTTCTTTAATTATTTTAATTTTCTTTATTTCAGAAATTTTATTACTTTCTATATTTAGATATAATATAGATGAAACTAAATAATGTTATAAAAAGTATATTAAAGAATAAAAACAATTATTATTATGAATATAAGTTTTTGTTATGAAATTAATAATTCAGATAAATGTTTATCAATATATTTTGATACATTAGATGAAAATTTATTAGTAATTATAAAAAATGACGATACATATATATTGGATAAGGATAAAACATTAAATAATTTAGATAAATTAATTAATGAATTGAAGTTAGTGGATGTAATTAATAAAGTAAAATTTGATAATATATTAACTTTACAAGATGATATTATTAATCAAATACAAAAATACGAATTATCAGATGATAATATTAACATTATTATATTGTATAAAACAATAGAATATTGTAAATTAAATAAAGTACTGATAGATTTAAGTTTCTAGATATTTATGGATCATTTAACCTGTTGAAGATTTAAAATGTCATCTTTAAAAATTAAAATCTGGTAATTTTGGATGAATATAAGCTTGTCCTTTATACTCATTCCATCTTGCTTCGAATAATAATTTTGAATAATTATATAACCATATATCGCCTTCAAGATATTTTTCAACTATTTTAACATCTTCATCGGATATAGATTTATAATTATTTGTGTTTTTTTTTAATAATTTTGGTGTATCTTCTAATTTTAAATTGTATTTAAGAAGTTCCATAGATCTTGGAACATCCTCTAATAAACCAAACCATAATGATTTATCTAAATTACGTGCCGCTATAATCAAACATTCTTTTTTTTCTTTTCTTAATCTTTCTTTATACGCTGAGTCTTTTCCATCAGTTAATACCCAACTACCCGATTTCCATACCCCGCTTAACCACCAAGATCCAGATTCCCCATCTGTTAATGCTTGAGTATATTGCTTCATTGATTCATCATCTCTAATATGTTCATAAAAAGATTGATTTTTCATAATTAATCCTTTAGTCCAGTCCAATTTTTTAGAAAAATAAAACTGAGAAACAGCTCTTGATACAGGATTACGAAGCATTGTTATAAAATCAATATCAATATTAATAGTTCCATTAGATGAAATATATGAATAATCAAAATGCTTAAACCCGATGTATTTCCGCCCAACTTTTTCGGCGAATTGATTTATTAAATGATCTATTGAAGTTCCACCACATTTTCCAATATGCAAAAAATAAATATCATTATTTTTCATTATATACAGTATTTGGATAAAAATAATAAAGGTATTATAAAAAATGCAAGTATCTTTATATTTTTATCAAAATTATAATTTTCTAATATATCTATTGCTGATAACATACAAGATGTCATCATAATTAGAATTATTACATGTTTCATATAATAATTCTAATTATAATAAATTTAAGCATAAATCGTATTCATATTTGTAAAAAGACAGATAAAATTTTATTTGTCTTTTTCTCCCTGCATCTTCTCGAAGTTACTTGGACCCAGTGAGAGCTTCTCGGAGGTACTTAGCCACATCTACCGAATCGTTGTAGGTGCTCTCGTTCATTTCGGCCCAGTCCAGTGGTGTGAATCCACGTTTATCCTCAGCATGGATATTCGCGCCATTCTCTACCAGGTACCGCACCATGGGCATAAATTCGGAGCACGTCGAGGGATTATCGGAACTTCCCATGCACATTGCTGCCAAATGCAGCGTGCCAAGTCTTCGTCTTTAAGGAATGAAAAGAATATACGTAAAATCACAGGGTCAAATGCTCTAATCCACGCGAAGAACCACAACTTCTCCAGTGACCGTCATTTCTTTTATTGGATTTAATAGTAATTTTTTTTCAATTTTGTTTAGAGCATAAATGGTAATATATGAATAATACAAGTTTGTGATAATATATAAATATGAATTTAGGATATATGGATCCTATGGTATAACAAAAAGGAAGATTTTTCGTTCTATTGACATAATACAATTGTCGATTGGAAATGCACTATTTATAGAACTAGTTGGAGTTCCAGTTCCAGATAATCCTAATTCTTCGTATACTTCTCGTGCGGCAGCATGCTTATTTGGATCAACACCGTGTCCATTATCAAATGTTTCAACGTCGCCTGTAAGACCTAATTGTACATCAGGTGCGGACATCTTCTTTGAATCATAGCCTATACATGCGATTGATAGATGGTGGTATTCTGGTAGGTTGCGTAGTTTATATATCAGTTGCTTGACATGATACCTATTTGGCAACCAGTTATTCCAAACAGCAAGTTCGCTATATTGACTGAATTTCTTGTACCGTGTTAAGGAGTCACAAGATGGGTCATAGTTACTATATGGAACAATTTTTCCATTACTGTTTGAAGTAACAAGTTTGTTTTCAGTAGGTAATCCTTTTATGAACTCTTTAACTGGTAGAAGATAAACATACTTGGTACCTCCTCCGTAATGTCTACTTGTGATATCACGGAATTGCTTGGAATCGATTGGGTGTTCACCTTCTGAAGGAATGTTAAAGTGAGCGGTTTTTGGCGAGACTAAGACAAGAGCATTAATCTTGACTTTTTTGACTGTAGAAAAGAGTAAAGAATAAAGAGTAAAGGTTAGAGTTAGAGTTAGAGTTAGAGTATTGCTAGAAAACAAATACTATAGTGAGCACTACTTACCGTTACTTTGCATCTTAATACTCATCTGAACTGTATATCATATAATTTATGTATATATAAACTTTTATTTTTCAATTTTTTTTGTATAAATAGTATTTAATATTATTAATGGAACTCCATATATCCATACTTGCTAATTGTTATGAGCCGGTTCTCTGAATCAATTATATAACAAATTGGATATTCCACGAAAGACTAGGCTATTGATAAAGCTGCTATTCTTATGTCTGCAGAAGCGAATATTGCTCAAGGCTTGTCGGAGTCTGATTTATCATATACCATACAGGCTTCTCCAATAGAGTGGGAGTATTCATGAACATATCCATCATATTGGTCACGTTGTGGACATTCCATTCACTGAGATTAGATGTGAAGGATCTGGCACCAGTGAACATGTTGCTCATATTAGTAACACTGCTTGTATTCCATTTGCTCAAATCAGATGTGAAGGATATGGCACCAGTGAACATGTTGCTCATATTAATAACACTGCTTGTATTCCATGTGCTCAAATCAGATGTGAAGGATTTGGCACCAGTGAACATGTTGCTCATATTAGTAACACTGCTTGTATTCCATTTGCTCAAATCAGATGTGAATAATTCGGCCCAGAAGAACATATTGGACATATTAGTCACCTTACTTGTATTCCATTTACTGAGATCAGATTTAAAGAGAGCTGCACTAGAGAACATATACTCCATATTAGTCACATTACCTGTTTTCCATTCACTGAGATCAGATGAAAAGCGATCTGCATTATTGAACATATTGGACATATCAGTCACGTTACCTGTATCCCATTGACTGAGATCAGATTCAAAGCGAGCTAAACCAGAGAACATACTAGACATATTAGTCACGTTCCCTGTATTCCATTCACTGAGATCCGATTTAAAGCGACCTACACCAGAGAACATATGCTCCATATTAGTCACGTTACCTGTATCCCATTGATTGAGATCAGATCTGAACCCGAGAGCATCCAAGAACATACCCGCCATATTAGTAACATTGCTTGTATCCCATCCACTCAGGTCAGAACAGAATTCGCGAGCATCCAAGAACATAAGCTTCATGTTAGTCACACTGTGGACATCCCATCTACTCAGGTCTTGATTGAATGCAGTAGCACCATCGAACATACTCTCCATGTTAGTCACATTGCTGACATTCCATTCACTCAGGTTTTCGTTAAACTGATCTTTATCCTTGAATAGTTCCGCCATATTGGTGACTGCAGACGTATCCCAGTCACTGATATTCCCGTATGTTGCAATTTGTATATCACTGAAGGTCCAGTCACGACAAAGATTTTTGATGTCATTATCCGTTCTTACAAGGTTGGGTCCTCGTTGAGCTGCAATCATAACTTCTTGTTGAGCTGCAATTGCTATATTATAGTCTGCTATTGTGTCAGTTTCTAATAAATTATTTTGAATTAATGCCTCAATTATTTCCTTCAGGCGTCTATTAGGAATTAAATCATTATTGGGTATTACTTCTCTTGTCATAGGAGATGTATTCCCGTAATTACTCAGCCAGTTCTCTATAGCATATCTTTCGTAAGTCTGTTTATCAGATGCAATAACAGGATCTATCATAATTTCTTGAGTAATTGGACATGTCAAATTATTATATAGAACTTGTGCAGCCCCTCCTTTTTGTGTTTTAAATATTTGTTTTATAATATCTCTTTTTTCTTTAATATAATTAAGATCTCCTGCTAATTTTTTTAATCCTCTTACCCTATCAGTTGAATATTTAATTATGTATTTCATTATATATATATATATATATATTATATTTT